ATAAGTTTGACGTATCGTTAATAACGTCTAGTATTTTAAAGGAGTTGTTAGTACCTGTCATACTGTAACTAAATACATCATCAGTAGTAGTTACTGTAATAGTACTTCTAAGTGCTGACCAATCCCATGCATCCTCAACAATACGTCTAGCATCATTAACAAACTCTCCTATAAGTTTTACATAAGAGTCAGTTGTGTTTTCAACACTAGAGGTTTCACTCTCTCGCATTCTACGCAGTACACTGTTTACTAATTGTAAGTAAGTCATTATCCATACCTTCTTAGGTTCATCAAGGGACTAAGCATTTGTTGTGTAGACTTAATCTTTGTGTCAAATTTAAATAGTTCTTTGTCGAATAAACCTTCGACTTGTGTTGGTTGTTGTGGTTCTTTTTCTTCAGATTCTGCTAAATCAATAGAAGGTAAATCTATATCTACTTCAGGCAAGTCTATATCAATTTCAGGGAAGTCTATATCAGGTGCAGTAAACTCTGGTAAATCAACATTTAACTCTGGTAAATCTATATCTATTTTAGGGAACTCAAGTTCTGGTCCTTCTGGCAACTCTATATCTTTTAATGCTTGTAACGCGGGGTCTACATATTCTTCACCTAAATAATCAAGAGCATCGTCAACAGTATCTACTACAGCCTCACCGATGTCTTTACCCTTGTCAATAAGGTCTTGACCTAAGTCTTTAGCTTTTGCTAACGCAGGGTCTACAGCTTCCTCACCAAACTTATCAACGACATTATCAACAGTATCTACAATGCCTTCACCTATGTCTTTACCTTTGTCAATAATGTCTTGACCTATTTCTTTGCCTTGCTGTAAAGCAGGGTCTACGTACTCTTCACCTAAATAATCAAGAGCATCGTCAGCTTTATCAACAACAGCTTCAGCAACTTTTTTACCTTCTTTTAATGCAGGGTCTACAAATTCTTCACCGAACGTGTCAAGCAAATCATCAGCAGTATCTACAACGGCTTCACCTATGTCTTTACCTAAATCAATAACGCCTTGACCTGCTTCTCCAACTATACCTGCCCCTGCTTCAATTACATCCCCTATAGGACTTAATACTTCTCCCGCTACATCTACACCCGTTTCTATTAAATCTCCTACAGGACCTAAAGCATCTATTGTACTACCAAACACATCTCCTGCTAGTTCACCCGCTGAAACCAGAAGTTCACCTGCTTCTCCTGCAACATATTTAATTCCTTCTTCAGTTACATCTCCTACAAAATCTTTAACTTCAGATTTAACAGAAGAGTCAAAAGCATTTGAACCTGACTTACCGTCAGCAATAGCTTGACCCGTGTCTTCTATGATGTTTTTTAAAGGCTTGGGTATATTAGCATTCGGGTCTAATCCTATTGCAACTTTAAAATCTTTTTCAAGCTGTTCTGCGTCTATATCTAATTCACTTACAAAAGCCCTGCCTGTTTGTTTTGTAATCGCTCCTGTAAAAGCATCATCTAAACTGTCACCGCTTAATACACCGCCTACAGTATCTCCTACTACGTTTTTTACAGGTTCAGGAATACCTGATAAATCTATTTGAGCATTTGTAAAAATATTGTCTGTTAATTCTGAAGCCGCGTTAGTTAATTCAGCACCTAATTCTTTAACTACATAAGTTTTTCCTGCCGCTTTTAAAGCCTCATCTAAATCTTCTGTTTCTGCTAACTCACCTGCACCTTGAAAAACTGGGGCTAGGGGAGGATACACAACAGACAAAACATCCATCGCACCTTGAAAAGGTTTTAACCACGGTTTTTCATCAAGCACACTTTCAGGAGTTACATAGGTATAATAACTGTAAGTACCTAATTCTGTATTTCCTGTCATCATAACAGTAGACATATCTTCAGGTCTATCTGCTGTTTCAAAGTCAACACCGTATGTTCCGTATGCTGTCCCTGACCCGTCCATAGATAAAGCGTGAGCCATAGTACCTGTGTTTAGATAACTATATTTACCAACTCCTTCTGGTCTGTCATCGTAAGGTATACCGCTGTCTTGTTTCACATCAATATTATTTCTGTTTAAAAAATCAGCCATTACCATAGCTTGAGAATTTAAAGCATCGCCTAAGTATTCTTTAGTGCTAGTACTTTTAGAAAGATTAGCACCTGCTATGTCTTCAAAAGTACTACTACTAGTAAAATCTAAAGGTCCTTGTTCAATATAAGACAGTATTTCGTTATATTTTTTTGACCCTTCTGTTTCCTTACTTAAAGCATTTTTTAATGACTGTATATAAACTTCATCTGCTTTTGTTTTAGCATCTTGAAAATCAGAGGCAATATAATTATAGTCATTACCCATAGTCCTAGATATATTGTTACTATAGGCTTGTCTTTTTTTAAGGTCGTTATGAATTGAATAATCGGCTGTTTCTGTATTAATAGCTTCTTCAGCCCGTAACAACTCATCTTCAGTAAACAATTCTTTTTTATCATTATAGTAAGACTCAAAAGAATTAAAAGTTTTGTCACGTTTTGCTGTTTCTTCGGGACTTATGCCTCCAAACAGTTCTTTATATGTAGGTCTTTTTTTAACTTTCTCTGTAGAACGAGACGTAAGCATTCCGCTTTCAGAAGTATACAAAGGTCCAGTAGATTCAGCAGGTATTTGTGCCGCACGTTCTAGGCGTTTTGCTTCTTCTTCTTTCTTACGGTTTTCTTTTTGTTGTTTTTCCCACGCTAATCTACGAGCGTCTGCTTGTGACTGTCCACGAGTTGCATAAGGATTTCCACGAACGTATGACATTATTTATCCCTCTGTACTTTCTTAGTCTTTTCAACAGTTCTCATAGCACCTAAACCAAGCATACCCATCAGTACTGGCATCATAGTAGCCATATCTAAAACAGGGATTTCAATGGTAGAATTGGCAAGAGCAAGCGTAAAATTTGCCATCGGGATAAGAATGTACTGACTCGCAAGTCCAATGCAACAAGTCCAACCAACAGCAGGTCTCCAACCCGACACAAAGAGGCTCTTATGTGACGCTTCTGTCTTATTAACTTCAAGTTGCGCTTTCGCAAGTTCCTGCGCGTGTTTCTCAGCCATTGTCGAAAGTTCAAAGGCGATAGCATTCTTCTTGTCTTTATCCTCTATAAATTTGTCAAGTAACCCTGTAACAGGTCCGATTAGTTGCTCTAACATAAATGCCTCACTTAAGGGGATTTGAGAGGTAGTCCATACCCTGCCACAAATCCTCTACCTCTTTGGTCAATGTCTTTAACTTCTTACCTACGTCACCAATATCTTTTGTAATAACTTCAGCCTTTGCTACTGTACCTTTTATACCCTCTATCTCATTAGCTAGCTTAGAAACGTCTGTATTCAATTCTAACAGCTTTTCTTGCTGACTTAGTAGTGTCTCTAGCCTTGTGCCTAAAGTGGCTAGATTCTGCTGTATGGGGCTTACATCAGGTATCTGTGTAGCTTCTACTGCTTCCAGTCTTGAGTACAAGCTAGAGGCTGTCCATACGCCACCACCTATTGTACTGCCAATACCTAGAACTATGGCTATCCATACACCTTTAAATGATGTACCGCCAATGGTTAATTCGGTTTGCTCTAAACTCATAGTTCCGTACAGTCACTGTTCATAAAGCAATCATAACTCTGGGCTGTTGGACCAGTCAAGTAGTACTCTGATTCAGCACCTACTAGCAGTACATCAGCTTCCGATACGTACAAGTCTAAATCAAAGTTCTGACCGTTAAGATATACTGCTGTAAGATTTCTAGTAGTGTTGTAACCCATAGCCACCCATTGAGCATTAGAATCATAGAAGATGTTTGTCTGCTCTGCTGTAGTGTTAGCATTCTCTATGCCTTGCTCTAGGAACTCTACAGCTTCTTTGTTGGAAGCTACAGCTAGGAACGCTGACGCTGTATTAGCGTGTGTCTCAATGTCATCAATGCTTTGGTTGTACGTTTCTACTTCTTCCTGAGTGATTGTCAATACTTCTTGATTTTCAGCTACAAAGGTTTGTACTTCCGCTTCCTCTTGTGGACTAGCGGCTGATTCAGCTACCTCAGCTACTTCCTGTACAGCAATCATGTCAACCACTACTTCCGTGAATACACCGATAGCTTCATCCATCATGTCTAACTCTGTGTATGCTTTTTCCTCAAGTACAGTCTGTAAGTCACCGTAGGCTTGATAGTTTGACATACTAGCTAAAGCATCGTTGTAAGCCTGTAGTTGCTCAGAACTAATGTGTGCTGTGCTTGACAATGTACCATCGGACAAACCTGAGCCTGTGTAAGCAAACTCTTGTGCCGCACCGACTAGCATAATCCCTCGGTCTATCTGGTCAACGATAGCATTGGAGGTATTGATTAAGTTGTCTAACTCACTGCTTTGTGCTACGGAACTTAGCACTAACAGAGATAATATCATCTTCTTCATCTGTGTCCTCTCCTCCAATGTTTAGTATAGTGTTGTACCAATCTTGTGTATCTTCGTTGTAGTCTGGTATGTATACGTCTGGTTGTCTCTTCATAACTAACATAGCACGTTTACCTACTACTAGCTTGCCGTTACTTAGTATGGGACATGGAGTACCTGACATAAACATACTCTTCCATACATCTACTGCTTCACACATACGGGCTACTGCGGCTACCTTCATGCCTAAGTCACTAAGTACCTTAGCGTCCCTACGTCTATTGCAGTTCTCATCAATTTTGTACTTACCTTCTGACCAACCTACTACCACGGTCTGTACTGATGACCCTATACCTTTTAAACATGTTTCAATACCATTGGACATATAGCTAGGTGTTATAGCTGAACCTACTGGTATTTCCGAACTACTTCCTGCACCATTATACGTGTTACTTGTTGATGTATCCTGTGTGCTGTTGTTACTATTCGTTATGCTGTTGTCCCCATGAAATGTATTCAGAGAACCTTCCTGAGCGTTGTCAGCTAGTGTAACTACGCTAAACAACATTAACAAACAAAATAGTCTTCTCATTACTTTTTATGTACAATCTTCTGTACTGTATCTGATTCATAGATACGTAAACCTAACCAAATAATAGTAAACAGACTGGCTACGGGAGGTAGCCATGCGGCTACTGACATTATTCCTGTTGATGCCGCGGCTAAGTCTAGTGCTTGTTTTGCTTCGTTGGTCATTTGTATATCCTTATATTGCGGCTATTATAAATGCTAAGAGTTCTGAGTAACGAACACCTAATTGAGTTATTTCAGTTGAACCTTCTGGTGCGGCTTCTGCATAATTGTATGTTTCACCTTCATGCTCCCACCAAGTGTCAGAACAAAACATAGAGTAATTATGAGCGTCTAAACCTTCAGCAGTAAATGCGTCTTGTAAGTCCTGCGCTACAATACCAAAATGTATTCTAGCATTATCACCTTTTTCTTCAACAGATTCATTGAATCTATACTTACGAAGCAAACCTTTTGCGGCTACAGCTACTCTGGTTTCTGCATCAGACAAAGTTTCTATTTGTTGTTTAAAGTTTCTGTCTGATGTATTTATTGTTGATGTAGATGCGTATAATTGTGACCACTTAGCACTAGAAGTACCTAACCGCATTTTACCATTATGGTTTGCACCAGAAGTCGTTAGAGGTTGAAAATACGAATTATTTGTACCTGTCCCACCAAATATACTAAATACACCTACTGCAATTTCACCTGATGATAAATATGTGTACCTTGAATCAGCGTAACCAAGACCAGTTGTGCCTATACCACCGTGGTCTTCATCAGTACCGCTATATCTTGTTTTTTTAATTTGATAAGCAAGTGCCGCACCGCTAATGTTTGTGTTTGTTGAAGTAAAAGGTGTAACCTGATTGCTTGCTAAGTCTACGGTAGCCGCACTACTAATTTGCGCGCCAAGCACTGCATTATCTGCTATCTTTGCGTTTGTAACAGCATCATCAGCAAGTTGGTCAGTATCTATAGAACCATTAGCAATGCTTGTTAAATAGTCAGAGGAATCAAAAGCCTTAACCTGTGCTAGGTTAGTTACTTCTGAATCCATCAATGCACCTGCGGCAGTAACATTAGCTGTATCCGTTACGTCTGCACTTGCTTCAATACCATCTAGTTTAGTATGGTCAGCATCGGTAAATGCGTTAGTGTCTGCATTGTTTTCATACGCTGTCTTTATCTCTGCATCAGTTTGGTCAGCAGTTGCACTAGCTTCTATACCAGTTAGCTTAGTCTTCTCAGCGTCTGTAAAAGCATTAGTGTCTGCTTCAGCTTCATAAGCTGTCTTTATTTCCGCGCCTGTCTGGTCTGCGGTTGCGCTAGCTTCAATACCATTTAACTTTGTATGGTCAGCGTCAGTAAAATCATTTGTTGTTAAACCACCATCACCTACTGTGTACGTTGTGTTAGTGCTGTTAATAGTGAAGCTAGGATATGTACCTGTTACTGAAGTAGCACCTGTACCCGTTAAGGCTACTGTTTGGTCTGGCGAACTATTTGTAATAGTACCATTACTCGCTATAGAGATACCAGTTCCTCCTGTGAGGACACCAGTAACATTAGCGGCTGTTACGCTTGCGTCTGAACCGTCAGTACCATCTGCTCCATCAGCACCCGCAGGTCCTGTTGCACCAGTTGCTCCTGTTGCACCAGTTGCTCCTGTTGCACCAGTTGCTCCTGTGTCTCCTTTAGGGACAGTTAGAACACCTGTAGAAGCATTATAGATTACTTCTGTACCTGCATCACCTGTGGCGGCTGTAAGAGTTAATATAGAGTTTGCAGAGGCTTGTGCGGAAGTAGCCGATGCTTCAGCCGCGTTAGCTTGAGCAGTTACTTCCTGTAGAAAGGAATTATCCGATGAATCTCCTGAGCCACCTAC